CCGTATTGAAAGATAAGGTGTCTCAAAATAAAGATGCAACTAATACTAACAACTACAGTATTAGTTTGGCTGAAGAGAAGATTGAACTTCAGAAACAAAACATCGAAGATAACCGTAAACATAACGAGGAGGAAATACAAAAGAAACAGGAAGAGATAGAACAATCCACACAACAAATTTCTAAATTGGAATCTGATATTGGATTGATCCAAAAACACGTTGATGTTCTGATGAAAAAAATATCTGATGAATCGATTGTGTCTTCTAAGTTGAAAAAACTATTTCAATTGGAAGCCAAGATTGAAACGAACATCAAAAAGAATGAAAAGGATATACAGTTCTATGAGCAAAACGACAACTGCCCAACCTGCAAACAACACATTGAAGAACAATACCGAGAACAACAAGTACGAGAACGTAAAAACAAAGTCGTTGTTCAACAAACGGGCCTTCAAGAAATTGAGACGGAAATTACTAAACTCAACGAGCGAGTAATACAGATAGAAGGAATTAATAAACATATTACGGCCCACAACAATCAAATTGTGGGCCATAACTCTACCGTTGCTGCTCTCAATAAGTATGTAACTAAATTAAACAAAGAAATCAAAGACCTTTCTACAAAGAAAAATAATCTTGAAGAAGTCAATGAAAAATTAAAATCATTGAAGTTGGAACTGGAAGAATATTTTAAAGTTAAAGAGGAACTGGTTACACAAAAACATTATTATGAGTTTGCCAGTTCGTTACTGAAAGATACTGGCATCAAGACAAAAATTATTAAGCAATATTTGCCTGTTATCAATAAACTTGTGAACAAATACTTGACCTCTCTTGATTTTTTTGTTAATATAAATCTTGATGAATCGTTTAAGGAAACCATCAAATCAAGGCACAGAGATGAATTTTCTTATAACAATTTTTCTGAAGGTGAAAAGCAACGGATTGATATGGCACTAATGTTGACTTGGAGAGCAGTTGCCAAGTTGAAGAATTCTGCCAATACAAATTTGTTGATACTTGACGAAATTTTTGATGCTTCATTGGACGCATCGGGCACAGAAGAATTGATGAAGTTGTTACATTTATTGGAAGATGTGAATCTGTTTGTTATATCACATCGCGGTGATATTTTGCAGGATAAATTTAGTAATGTTGTTAAGTTTGAGAAGATAAAGAATTTTTCAAGGATTATAAAATGAGTGATATTCTAACAATTGATACAGAAGCAGGAGTAGTTACAGAAGAAAGAATGGAAGAATTGCCGTTGTATGACGAAAGACTTCCAATGTTGGATTCTGAGATTCCTACATATAATTTGAGACTACCAAATCCACACATGACTAAACTTGTCAAGCAGATGAAAATGACAATGAAGAAGTTTGGTGGTATTGGACTATCAGCAAATCAATGTGGTGTATATGAAAGAGTTTTTATTATTGGTACAGAACATTTTCAGATTGCATGTATCAATCCTAAAATCATTGAAAAATCGGAAACGACAATCAAATCAGAAGAAGGTTGTTTATCGTATCCTGGATTGTATTTGAAGATTGAAAGACCTGAATGGGTTGTTGCTGAATTCACAACCGAAAATGGTGAAGTGAAGCAAATGCGTTTTGATGGTATAACTGCTCGGTGTTATCAACATGAATTGGACCATATGAATGGTAAGAAATTTGTTGATTATGTTGGACCAGTTTCATTACAAATGGCAAGAAAAAAACAAAGCAAGATTATGAAAAAAGTCATTAGAAAAAATAAAAATGTTGGAGAATTGTATGGCAAATAAAGTTGATGTTCAAGAATCATCCTCATACGAAAACTTTGTTGGTAAAAAAGAAGAATTAGAAAAACCATCAAATCTTTTTGATGTTTTGGAAATTGATGATCCAAATGTTGATAATGATGATGTTGAATGGAAAAAACATTGGCAAGGAATGCCCGAGTTTGAACAAGAAGATAAAAAGACATACAAGACAATCTATGTTCATTTTCGTAATAAAGAAGATTATGAAGAATTCGCAAAGATGATTGGACAGAATCTTACCGAAAAAACAAAGAGTATTTGGCATCCAGCATTGGACCGTGAAGCAAATTCTCTACTACGCTGGATTGAAGAATGACTAATCCTCAGTATCCAGTTTATATCATATCAAAAGGTAGGCATGAATCAATGCTTACATCTAAATCATTGGCAAGAATGAAAGTTCCACATTATATTGCTATTGAACCGCAAGATGAAGAAAATTATGAAAAAGCGTTAGATAATTTCAAGATACGCGATTATGTAACATTATTGATTGCACCATTCAGTAATCATGGAGATGGTCCTGGTCGTGCAAGAAACTGGTGTTGGGACCATTCTATTTCTATTGGTGCAGAAAAACATTGGGTATTAGACGATAATATTTCTGATTTTTATCGGCTTCATCAAAACAAACGAATTCGTGTTGAATCTGGTGCCATCTTTCGCGCAGCAGAAGATTTTGTTGATAGATTTGAAAATGTTCCTATCGCGGGTTTTCAATATAGATTTTTTATTGCACCAAATCAAAAGTATCCAGCATATGTGAAGAACACCCGAATCTATTCATGTTTGTTGATTGATAATGAATGTAAACATCGTTGGCGTGGTCGTTATAATGAAGATACTGATATTTGTCTGCGTGTTTTGAAAGATGGTGATTGCACAATTCAATTCAATGCTTTCCTACAAGGTAAAGCAGCGACACAAACTGTCAAGGGTGGCAATACAGAAGAATTCTACCATAAAGAAGGAACGCAAGATAAAGAGAAATGGCGTGATGGTCAATTGAATCCTGAAGGAACAATCAATAAATCACAGATGTTGGTTGATATGCATCCTGATGTTGCTAGAATTGTTTGGAGATATGGACGGTGGCATCATTATGTTGATTATAGCCAATTCAAAAAGAATCAATTGATTTATAAGAAAAATAACAAGATTCCGTCGGGTATCAATAATTATGGTATGAAATTAGTCACTAATTTTACTCAATAAAATCAATAACTTACGAACCACTTGACATTTGATTGAGTTGGGTATATAATGTAGTTTCTACAGTCGATAAATTACATTATGTATACCATTGAATCTAAGAATCAGCTAGCCCGTCTGATGGCTACCGAAAATCTGGTTATTGAACACCAGAAAATTTCTACCGCAAAATTTGATCCAATGAATCGTATTTTGTATCTTCCTATTTGGCAAAACATGACTGGCTTCATTTATGACCTTTTGACTGGTCATGAAGTCGGTCATGCTCTTTATACTCCTCCGCAAGGCTGGCATGATGCTGTCCTTGACAAATCTAAGCCTAAATCTTACAAACATTTTCTAAATGTTGTTGAAGATGCGCGGATTGAAAAACGAATTCAGCGTAAATATCCTGGTCTGCGTCTTTCTTTCAAACAAGCCTATGAAGAATTGTTCAAACGCAATTTTTTCGGTATTGAAAATCGTGATGTGAACAAATTGGCTTTTATTGACCGTTTGAATATTTACTCAAAAAGTCAATATACTAAAGATATCAAATTCAAAGATGAAGAAATTACTTTCATCAATGAAGTAAAAAATGCTGAATCGTGGGAAGATGTTATTGCGATTACAGATAAGATTTTTGCATATTCAAAAGATGAACAATTTGAAATGCAACAGAATGATTTTCAATATGATTTTTCTGATTCAGACCAAAATCAGGATGACCAATCTATGGGTGACCCTGATGAATATGATTATGATGGTGAAGAATCAACCGAAGAATCTGAACAGGAAACTGAATCAAAAGAAAAAACAGAATCAAAAGAATCTAAAACGGATGATGAATCTGGTGATGAATCGGAAGAAGAAACTTCTGATACTAATACCAAAAAAGATAACGAAGCTGATTTTGATGATGAAATTGAAGATGAATCTGAATCTAATCAATTGAATCGTGATAAAGAATCTGTTGAATCTGAAAAAGATGAATTTGTTCCTACATGTGAAACAGATGAAAAATATCGTGAAAACGAAAACTCTCTTTTGGATGCTACATGTAAACCGTATATCTATTTGAGTTTTCCTAAACCTGATTTGACCAAAATCATTACACCTTGGAAGCGTGTTCATGAACAAATGAATACGCATTGGAAAACATATCCTACTATTTTTACGCAAGAAAGAATTATTGAATTGACCAATAAATTCAAGTCTAAAAACGAAAAGTATGTTTCGCTTTTGGTCAAAGAATTTGAAATGCGTAAAGCGGCTAAGAATTTTGCCAAGAACAAAGTTTCTATTACGGGTGATTTGAATATCAATAAACTGGCTAATTATCGCATTGATGATAATATCTTTCGGAAAATTATGGCTGTTCCGAATGGTAAAAAACATGGTCTGATTCTTTTGTTGGACTATTCTGGTTCAATGTCTGATAAGATGAACGGTTCTATTGAGCAAATTTTGATTCTTGCGATGTTCTGTCGGAAAGTAAATATTCCGTATCGTGTATATGCTTTTGGTGATTCTCAGAATGTTCGGTGTTTTGACCACAATATTTCAAGAGACACTCTTGTAAAATGTTTTAGTAGAGATGAAAACGAAGTATTCTTTTCTAATGTTCAATTGCGTGAATATTTGAACAATGAAATGACAAATGCTGAATTTACAAACGCATTTCGCAATATGATTCTTCTAAAAGAAATTCATGATAGCGATAATTTTCATAGTCCACTTTACGGTTATCGTCCAAGAACAGAAGAATTGACTAATACTCCGTTGACGCAAGCAATCGTTGCTATTACGGATGTTATGGCGCAATTCAAAAGAAACAACAATCTTGATATTACGAATTTGATTGTTGTTCATGATGGCGATGCGGATCAAAATATTCGGTATTGTAAAATTGGTAGAACTCCACAATTCAATACTCTTACTGAAAACATTATTATTTCAGATAAGAAAAGTAAATTTCAATATCAATTAGGTTCAATCAAAACAAAATCTGATGATACATTGATTGCTGCTCTGAATTATTTCAGATATATTACGAAATCAAATATTGTTGGTTTCTTTGTCGCTGAATCTTCAAAATTCAGACTTCGTAATAGTCTTTATCGTCGGTATGTATCAAAAGAATCTGATGGCATTATAGATACAAGTTTATTGATAAAGAAACTTCGCACTGATAAATATTTGGAATCGTATAATCCAGTATATGATGCGTTTTATATTGTCGCAAGTGATGATATTGTTATTGATGATGAAGAATTTGACATTGAAGAAGGTGCATCACAACGAAAAGTAGTAACTGCCTTTATGAAATTCAATAAAAAACGTCAGATTAACCGTGTTCTCGTCAATAAGTTTATCCAACGTATTGCTGCCTAAAGGGTTTTTTCGCTTGACTTTTGATGTTTGTTCTGTTATAATATTACTATACTGTGAAAAAGGAGTTCTATATTATGTCTCGCCGTGCTGAAAAACGTGACCAATTTCTGAAAAAAGTCCAGTCTATTGGTCGCGCAACAATTACAAAACAAGAAATTGATACGATTTGTAAAGAAGTTGGTATTTCATGCGCTCCGTGGTTTACAAATGACGCATCAAATCGTGTTTCGCGTGGTGTTTATCGTGTTCCTGGAACAATTGATATGAATGCCAAAGTTATTTCTTTGGAAAAGCAAGTGGATAAATCTGATAAGAAAATCAAAAATGTAAAAACAGATTTGGAAGATATCAATCTTATTCCAAATGTTTATTCTAATTACGTTCCGTTTGGTAACTTTGATGATGTTCTATCAATTGTAAAATCGCAGCGATTCTTTCCTGTGTTCATTACAGGTCATTCTGGTAATGGTAAAACAATGTCAATTGAACAAGCCTGCGCTAAAGCAAAACGCAAGTTTGTCTGTATCTCAATGACTCCCGAAACAGATGAATCGGACCTTCTTGGTAACTATGTTCTTATTGATGGCAATATGGAATGGCGTGATGGTCCTGTAACTGTTGCTGCTCGGCAAGGTGCTGTTCTCTGTATTGACGAGATTGACTATGGTGCACAGAATTTATCGTGTCTCCAGCGTGTTCTTGAGGGTAAACCTTTCATGTTGAAAAAGAAAGGTGAATTGATTACTCCTGCTGAAGGTTTTACAATCTTTGCGACTGCCAATACTAAAGGTAAAGGTAGCGAAGATGGTCGTTATATGTTTACTAATATTCTGAATGAAGCGTTTCTTGAACGTTTTCGGAATACTCTTGAACAAGAATGGCCGTCTAATACGATTGAAAAGAAAATCATTCGTAAAGAATTGGAATCTATCAATAAACAAGATGATGGTTTCGCTGACCATCTTGTAAATTGGGCAGATGCGATTCGGAAAACATTCGCTGATGGTGGTTGTGATGAAGTAATTTCTACTCGCCGTCTTG